TCACGTAGATAACGACCACCCGCATATAGCCGGTTTATTATATTTAAATGAATGTGATGCGGATACATATTTTTTTAATCAGAGATGGAATGGAAAACGTCAACAATATGAAGAAGAAGACTTTGACCGTGAACTGATAGCACAGATAAAACCTAAAGAAAATAGATTTGTATTTTTTGACGGCACAATGTATCACTCAAGTAGTAGGCAAACAAATACTTCTCAGAGAATAGTTATTAATTACAATTTCGAAATATAAATATTCGTATGAATGATAATCACGCGTACGAAAAATATCCTAACCATCGTAATTGGTTTAATAAGTTATGGGTCGCAGAGCGTTTAGGTTACGACTGCGGCCCTTCTGGTGTTACACCGAGAGAAACAAAAGAGTGTATTGTTAGACCTATCTACAACCTAGCTGGTATGGGTGTAGGTGCTCGCTTTCAAACAATTAAAGCAGATAATTATACTTCAGTTGAACCTGGTTATTTCTGGTGTGAAAGATTCTTTGGTAGACATATCTCAGCTTCATTCAAGTTTCATCATGGTGTAATAGGTGAATGGAAACCTATAAGTGCATTCGAAGGTTTTATTAATCCATACGAGCCATTAACAAAGTTTCAAGAGTGGAAACGATTAGGTTTAGATTGGGTACCAGAAGTACCAAGAGAGCTTAACGAATTATCCGATGTAGATATTATCAATGTTGAATTTATTGGTGGCAAGGTTATTGAAGTACATCTAAGAGATACACCTGACCCAGATTACGATCATCTTATTCCTGTATGGGCTTCTGATTTAAGTATAAAGAAGCAATATATGGAAGAAAATGGTTATGATTTTATAGAGTCATATGATAATGCAGACGGCCATCTAAAAGATCCACGTATAGGATTTTTAGTAAAATAATTTAAAAAAACAGTTGCAATTCATAGCAAGATCGCCTATATTATGTATAGACGATGAGGAGATCGCTATGAATGTTGAACGTTTTATTCCGATTGTAAAAGCTAACCTTACTCTTCTCGACCAGGGTTATCGTATTGAAGAAGTCGCTCGTATCCTTATGCTCTCATACGGCGATGTTAAGACTAAAGCGTCTGGACTGGTTTCTAAAAACCTAGTCAGTTATCATGAACCTACCAATCAGTATTACCGTAAAGGTAAATTTACTGAAGAGCATTTCATTACCCGTACTAATACCTGCCGTCAAATCTGTAGTGCTTATCTAGAAGGTAAGCTTACGGATAATTTTTTGTATTCTCTGCTTGACAATGGTCGCAAAGTACATTATACTACAGAAGAAGACAACGTAAGACTGAGAGTATATCAGCAAGACTTGGAAAACTATCCTACTTGGGAATCGCAGTATGAAGCTGCTGGAATTGAATTGGTAGAAGATCCTGGTATGTTTGGTAACTCTAAGTACTATTATGAGATTGATGGGAAGGTATATAAGAACGTAAACGAAGCAGCAGAAGGTGAAGGTGTAATTGCAGCGACTATCAAGAGACGCAGCAATAATTCTAAATTTCCTAACTACGTTGAACTGGAGTATGCGATATGAGCAAAATGGGTCAATATGTAATGGAACTTCAAGAAAAAGAAGTTGAAATTGATATTGCAATTAGAGAGGCTAAAAGCTTGAATATGGGTAATACAGTACCTACTACTACTATTATTCGACAAGCTGCTAAGCTAGCTAAATGTGATGTTAAAGATGTGATTAAATTTTATTATGAAGGGAGCCAATTCGATGAATCAACGGCCTGGTAAAAAACATAAAGCAGCAATGGGTGATAACGATCCGCAAGGATTACTATTGCGAGCTTTCTTCCGTAATGCAGCTAAGTTGCTAAATGAGAAAGGTGAAGAAGATGCAGCCTTTTATTTTGAGCAATGTGAAGAATGGGTAACGTCAGGTAAACGAATACTTGATGGTGAAAAAGACGTAGCAAGGATTCTAGGTCTCTAATAAAAGATAAATAGTCGGACTAAACCCCGACTATTTTTTTGTTCAGAGGAAATACAATGAGCGCAGCTTCAGATAAGTTTGAAAATGATGTAGCAGCTAATATCAATGCTATTCAAGGAGTGACAGCAGAGCGCCCCACAGTAGGTACGCAATACTCTGATGTACGTATGAAATATAAAAATAATACAACATGGTTAGAGGTGAAGATGAATCATACAGATAATCTTTCTAACCCTCGAGTATATTACAAAAGCGGTAGATGGGGTACAACATATACAACACCTGCTGCTAAAGTTGCAGTTGAACTTCTGAATCAATCTACACAGACAAGAGCATTTCTTCGCGACATAGCTAAGTTTTCTGGTATTCCATTTAACTCATTAAAAATACCAACCACTAAAGGTGGATTAAATGAAGAAGGTGCTGTACCTCTTCATATTATGAAAATGTATTTTGAACAGCCAGGAATTAATCGCTATATTGCTAATGATGAAAATAGAGATCTTGGTAAGTTAGTTACAGAACATTATACAATTGGTAAAGCTGAACCTGCTTATTATATGCAGGCCGCAGACGATTTTTATAAAATATCACAACGCAATCCATTTGGTTTGAGTACTAGAATACCTTTATTGAAAGGTAGAGGAGATTTTAAAGTTCGTATTGCTACTCGTAGTCAGTTTTATGAAGTACAAGCAGAGATTAAAATAAAAGATATGGGTACTAGCCCGTTCTCTCTCGCTCCTGGCACGAGAAAATTAAATCCATTTTTAATATAACAGTTGCCTTTTGTCACGAGAGCGTTTATAATATGAGTATAAATTAGAGGAAAACAAATGCAAAAGTTAAGCACATTTATTGCTGAGCAAAAAAATACTCATATGGAGCACCTAGAGGATATGATCTTTAATGATGGTGTTGACGGTGCTCGTTTGGCTATTAACAGCTTACAGAATCTTCGTGATATGTTAGCTGGACGTAGTAAGAGTAAAGTGAATGTGACAGTTAAGTGGGACGGCGCTCCTGCTATTTTTGCTGGTGTTGATCCTGCAGATGGAAAATTTTTTGTGGCTAAGAAAGGTATCTTTAATAAGAACCCTCAGCTGTTTAAAACTCAAGCTGATATTGATGCTGGTTTGTCTGGTGAACTTAAGACAAAGTTTAGTATCGCGCTTAGAGAGTTTGCCAAGCTTGGTATCCGTAAAGGTGTATATCAAGGCGATTTAATGTTCACTAAAGGTGATGTTAAAGTCGCTAAAGTCGGTGAAGAAAAATATTATACGTTCCAACCTAATACTATTGTATACGCTGTACCTGTTAACTCTAAGTTAGGTACTCAGATTAAAAAAGCATCTATCGGTGTCGTCTGGCACACAACCTATGAAGGACGAGAAATCAGCAGAATGAAAGCTTCGTTTGGCAAACCTATTGTCAACAAGTTTCGTAAGTCTAATTCAGTCTGGATGGACGATGCTACGTATCGAGATGTATCCGGTAATGCTACTTTTACTGCTAAAGAAACAGAAGAAGTAACTGCGTTGCTATCTCAAGCTGGTAAGCAATTCAATAAGATTAGTGGTGATGTACTACGTACAATTCGTGATGACGATGAGTTGAAACAAAAGATTAAAACTTATAACAACACCTATGTACGTGCTGGTGAGCCTTTCCCTGATGTAGATTCTCACGTTAAAGGATTGTATCAGTATATCATGAATTGGTATCAGAAAGAGATAGATAAAAAGAAGACTGATAAAGCAAAAGAAGCTTGGACTGCAAAACGTGATCGGGTAGCATCTCTAGTATTTGCAAACGTTAATCAGTTAAAGCAAATCTTTACACTTATGAATCTTATTGTTCAGGCTAAGCAATTAGTTATCAATAAGATGAACCGTGCTTCTTCTCTTGGTACATTCTTACGTACATCTAAAGGTTTTGAAACTACGGAACAAGAAGGTTATGTTGCGATTGATCGTATCGGGCGAGCAGTAAAGATTGTTGATCGTCTTGAATTTTCACGAGCAAACTTCTCACCTGATGTCTTAAAAGGGTGGCAGAAGTAGGTCTTCTTATTCCTAAGACTCTGTTGGTGTTGTACCAATCTATATCAACGGTTTCTTCATTGTTGCCACTTAACAATGCATAGTGAAGAACACCGTTGATTTCTTTTTGTCCAACGTAAAAACCTACATGACCTTGCCAGCTTTGACTGCCTCTTTTAAGTACAACAATATCACCTTGCATAGGAGTAGTTACTTCTTCACCATATTGTAAAAAACTTCTAGCTAAAAGAGAATTATCTGATACTGCTTCTGTGCCAATGTATCCGCTTTCACGTAAAGCAGCATTAGCAAAAGCAGCACACCATTCAAAACGCACTGGATCAATGCCCATAAAAGCTTTTAATTCTCTTCTATTTGCTCGCTCTTCATATCCTATATACCGGTGAGCAACACCCATATAGCTTTGAGGATTATCTAAAGTAGGTACAGTAGTACCACAAGCAGTTAAAGTAAAAAGTATCGGTAAAATTAATCGCATTCTTTTTTCTTATAAATATAGTTGAAGTTAAGTCTAAGGAAAACCTTCGATGAAGAAAGCAGTTATCGCCTGGGGCCGTATGAACCCTGTGACGTCAGGTCACGAAAAATTAGTTAACAAAGTGGTATCGGTAGCCAAACGCGAACGCGCTGAACCTCGAATCTATTTATCTCATACCCAAAGTGCTAAAAAAGATCCTTTGCAATACAAAGATAAAATTGCAATGGCTAAGAAAGCTTTTGGTCCTGTCATGAAGCAATCCGCTTCTCGTACACTTATTCAATTAATGCAAGAATTAGAAAAAGCTGGCTTTACCGAAATAACTATGGTAGCCGGGTCTGATCGTGTACGCGAGTATGATACTCTACTGAATAAGTATAACGGTAAAGATTATAACTTCGATAAAATTAAAGTAGTATCAGCTGGAGAAAGAGATCCAGATGCTGAAGGTGCAGCAGGAATGTCTGCAACCAAGCTGAGAAAAGCTGCAGCAGATGGGGATGAAAAGACATTTATGACAGGTGTTCCGTCTAAGATGTCAAGCGCGGATGCAAAGAAATTATATAGACTCGTAAGGAAGGGCTTACTAGTGGAAGAAATTAATCGGTTAGATAAAGAAGAATTAGAACTATTTACAGATGAAGAGCTTGAAGAGTTTGTAAATGAAATAGAAGATTGGGAAGAGTTAGATGAAGAATATCTAGAAGAGCGCGCTCCTCTTACCCTTCAACAGAGAATTAAAAAAGCAAGAGTTATGAAACGTCTTGCACCTAAGTTAAAACGTCAACGTGAAATTAAAAAGTTTAGAATGGCTCCAACAGAGCGTCTAGTACAACGTGCTCGTAAATTAGCTCGTAATCTTCTACGTAAAAAGATGGCTGGTAAAAGAGGTGAAAAATATCAATCTCTATCACCAAGTGCTAAGATTCAAGTCGATACATTAATCCAGAAAAAAGCATCTTCTGTTGAGCGTATTGCAAAGCGTCTTCTACCTATGGTACGTAAAAAAGAGATTGAACGTATTAGAAGTGCTCGTACTGCTAAGAAAGAGTCGTTAGAACGTTTAGATACTCAATTTGAAGTATTATCAGAAAAAATTAAAACACCTCAAGATCCAGATATTGCAGATCGTAAAGGCACTCAACCTAAAAGATATCATTCAGGGTTGGCAAAGTCAACTAAGGCTGCAAGAGATGCACACTTTAAAAAAGGTGCTAAGATGGATGATGATAATCCAGCTGCATATAAACCAGCGCCAGGTGACAAGTCAGCAGAAACCAAGCCATCAAAATATACCAAAAAATATAAAGAACTCTTCGGAGAACAAGACGCATTAGACCGTGCTCAAGAAAGAATTAAAAGAGAAAAAGAAGCTAACAAACGTAGACATGATCGTCAGTTAGATAGAGCGCGTACTCAAGATGCAAGAGCAGGTGTTCGCAAAGCATCTCAAGATAACAGAGGTGTAAGTTCTTCTGTATCAGAAGCATATGAGTTAACAGAAAAGTCTATGGATGCTCTTAAAAAGAAAGCAGCCAAGTCTGGTGTATCATATGGTACATTAAAGAAGGTATATGATAGAGGCGTTGCTGCGTGGCGTACTGGTCATAGACCTGGTACTACACCTCAGCAATGGGGATACGCAAGAGTAAACGCTTTTATTACTAAGAAGAAAGCTGGTAACTTAAACCATGATAAAGACCTTGCTAATGAGTATGTACCAGAAGAAAGACAAGGTAAGCAGTTAGTTCATCACGGTGAAACAACTAAAAACTTTGAGATATGTCCTTCCGCTCTGAAAGCATTTGACGATAATCAAAAAGCTGGTATGGGCGATAAAGAAGGTTTTCATAACGCTGTTGTAGCTGTAGATAAGTATCTTGGATTCGAAAAAGAGCTTACAAAAAAAGGTAGTGCATCAGCAGCAGATATGGCTCGTATGAAAGCAATGGTTAATATTGCTAAGCAAAAGATTTCTGATGCTGGGTTACCTGGACATGACTATCACCAAACTCATATAGATGCTGTAAAAGATCTAATGAAAGAGATGAATGAAGGTGATGGTTTATGGCATAACATTCATAAGAAAAGACGTGAAGGTCGTCCTATGAGAAAAGCATACTCAAAGGGTGCACCAACTAAACAAGATTTTAAGAGTGCATCTGAAGGTAAAGCACATTCAAGAGCTCAACAAGCTGCTATTGCAATTGCTAAGAAAGAACGTGGCGATTATAAAGAAAACTTTATGGATGGTAAGGGTCCTGGTAAACCAGGAGATGCTGCTCGTCATGGATTAAAAGGTAAAACATTATCTCAACTTAAAAAGATTCGTTCATCTGAAACTGCTTCAAAAAGAAAGAAGCAATTAGCTCATTGGATGATTAATATGCATCACAATGAAGAGACTAATTTGGACGAATCTTTACAGATTGAAAAAGGCGCTGGAGTAGGAACATTTTTAACAGCCGCTGACTTAGGTATGAAAATTAAAGCTGGATATGCTGATCACCCATCTATTGAAGAAGAAGGTGGAGCAGGTGAAGAAGGTACAGATAAGCTAGCTAAAAAATATAAAAAGGATACTCCAGAGCAATGAAAAATTTTAAAGAAATAAAAGAGCAGCTCATTGATGACTATTGCGAGTCATGTGACCTTTACGAAGACCTTGAACTAACAGAAGCTGAGTATCAAGGTAAAAAGGTTACATTAAATGACCCAATCAGAACATCTGAGAACCCGAACAAAAAATTCAAAGTATATGTGCGCGGTCCTAAAGGTAATGTTGTTGTTGTCCGTTTTGGTGATCCTAACCTCTCAATCAAGAGAGACGATCCAGACAGACGACGTTCCTTTAGAGCACGTCATAACTGTGACAACCCTGGACCAAAATGGAAAGCCAGATACTGGTCTTGTTACCAATGGCGCGCCGGCGCAAAAGTAGATAACTAAGGAGAAGAAAATGTCGTTAGAAAAAGCTATTCGCGGCGTACTAGGTCAGAAATTCACTACAAGTGAACCTGTCCAAGAAGAAGCCGTTAAAAAAGAAAGTAAAGAAGAGAAAGTAGTTCAGTTTATTGCTTCTCTCAATGAAGCTAAAGATCCAGAAGAATATGATCAAGAAGGTGATATGATGAAGTCGCAGCTTCGTCAAATTAATTCAGCTATTGATAAGCTTATGGGTATGGTCAAAGACGATGATAACCTACCAGAGTGGGTTCAGTCTAAAATGACCAAAGCTACAGACTATATTCGTTCAGTTCGTGACTATCTAGAATCAGAAAAGATGAATGAAGAATGGGTATGCGGTAAATGCAATTGCGATCCATGTACTTGTGAAGAAAGCTTACAAGAAGGTATTAACCAGAAAAAGTTTGCTGCTGGTGCTAAAGCTATGAAAGCATATGCTATGAAGCATGGCGGTGTTGATAAAGCTGACTTCATGAAAGTTGCTGACTCATTAGCAAAAATTAGTAGAATTAATTTACTACAAGCTGGTCAAGAATTATCTCGTTTAAACCGTCTTGTTGACAATCAAGATACAGATGTGCGTGAACGTATCTATGTTGAGCTTAAAAAGGTAGGTTTAGTAGAAGCTTTAGAAGAAAAAACTCTTACACCAGCTGAGTTAAAAAAGCGTGAAGAAATTGCAAAAGCAATTGAGCGTGAAAATCCTGATATGCCAATGCCACAAAAGATGGCTATTGCTACAGCACAAGCCAAAAAGACAGCAGAAGCTTATGATGAACCTCAAGGTCAAGCTAAACGCATGATGTCTCCGTTACAGAAAGCTCGTATGGATAAAGAGAAAGCTGATCGTGATAGAGATGGAAAGCTAAAACCGGGTGTAATTAAAAGAGTAGCTAAGGAAGAAGTAGAGTTAGAAG